TTATTTGCGTTACCTTTTCCACTGCCAAACTTTTTAATCATTGTTGGAGGATAAACTTCGTGAGGTATTCCTTTCTCATATAGTTTATGTTTGAACAAACCGCAGTTCTCTGCAATTTGAAAAACTCTACCTACTGCTCCAAATGCATATCCTTCAATACCAACAAAGTCGCATTGAAAACATTTTTCTTGCGACCACGAACCTAACATATCGTATCTCTCTTGGTCAGTTGTCCAATTGTCAGGATACATTGTTGCTTGAAACTGACCTTTCTCTCCTTGTAGCAATTTCTTTTGCTTTACATAATAATAAAAGGTACAGTTATCATAACTCCATTCTTTACCTTCATGTATACAAATTGCCGGACTACTTAAACTGTAATCCACACCGGCAAACTTCATAATATACTCCATAATAAATTATATAGAGTTATTTATTCATTCTGCTCGGTAGAATATATGAGAGCCAATTGTTCCTACTTGTTGTAATGATGGTGCCCAATATGGATCTACAAATGTTGTATGATAATGAGTTGCTCCTTCTGTTATTCCACGATACTTATCGTTAAACATTATTTGATGCGCAACAAGTCTTGATTCTTCGTATGCATCTATTTCTGTAGCTTCATCAGAACGGCCGTCGCAATACCAACTGAATTGACAACGATTTCTAATTGGTACAAGAATGTCAGGGTCTTTCCAAGAAGGTTTGTGTTCTCCTTGATATATTACACCACATACGGTATTGGGGTATCTATCGTCACGTACTCTATTTAAGACTACATCGGCAACAGCATATTTACCTGCTAGGTTTTCTGATCTTGCTTCATGATAGACATTGATTGCTAAACACTCTACTTCGTATTCATCAGGCATAGGCTCAAATAAAACATTATCATATTCAACGGGTAGTGTTGCTGAGCTTACAACTGGAGCAGCTGATAAACCATATATCAGCATGGCTATCATAATGGTACCTGTAAGCACCATCGAAAATGTTACGAATCTCATGTGTTTCTTATATAGTGTTGTAACAGCTCTTCGCCTTTTAGAGCTTTACCAAAGGTATGAATATGTTTACCACCTTTACTTCTTTTAATCAATCCACAGTTATACTCAACATCAGTAACATTTTCTGTACCGTGTTTTGTATCCTGTGGTCTGTCATCATACCACATAGAAGTAAAAGAATGAACGTGAAGTGATTTAACTCCCATAGCCCAATCTTCTGCTTCCAATAACAGTCGTTGTCTTTCTACTGTATCGTCATATTGTGTCATAGCTTTTCTCCCGGCTCGAAGCCTCTAAATGTTTTAAATCTTGGAAACCTTAAACTATATGTTTCATCAGAATCTTGACTTATTGTAATTGCATCAGCTCTTACTTCAACTAATTGACCAACCACAGAGTCAATGTCACTCCAAATATTATCCCTAAGATCATCGCTGAGACCTGTGCCAACATTAACTCGGATAAGCTTACCCTCATCAATCCCTTCACAAACGAGCGCGCCTGTGCTTCCTTCATTTTTCCCAGTTCCTTCTTCAATATCAATTACTTTTAATGTTACTTCAATATAAGGTTTCATTTTCAACCAACCGTATGAGCGTTTACATTCGTAAGCACCGTTAATTGGTTTGACCATAATACCTTCGTAGCCTTTATCAATTGCTTCTTGATTGATTGCTTTGAACTTATCAGCATCATCTTCAATATTTAACACAGTGAATTCAGTTAATAAAATGCAATCCTTAAAATATTCAGATCTTTCAAATCCTTCTAATAATTCTTTTCTCTTTGTTAATGGTAAAGAACTGCGTCCTGTCATAAATTCATCAAGAGGTAAAAAATCAAATAATGCAAAGTAAGCATCTTCGGTTTGAGCATTCTCTTTACGATGTACTTGCTTCATTAATGTTTGAAAATCTTCTGACATAACTTCACCGTCAAATACTAAGTTATCAAACATATGATGAGAGAAGGCTTTTTCAATATGTGGAAAGTTTGATAGTAATTTACCATTCCTTGAATAAATGGTTGCATTACCATTCTTGACGATAACGATTGCTCTTACACCATCGTACTTATATTCTACAACACAATCTCCTGTAATTTTCTTTGGATTATTGTCGCCGCTATGAGCAAGCATACATTGAAATACAGGGACTGTTCCTTTCTGAACGTTATTAACTGTCTTAACTGAAACGCCGCATCTAAGGTCTTTTATTAAGATTCTACGATACCAATCATTCCATTGTTCTTGTGTTGACTTTGCCATTAATACTAACAACGCGTCTCGAGCAGCATTACCTGTTAGCTCTCTTTTTTCTAATCGAGTAGCAACAGCAACAAAATCTTCATCAGTAATACCTTCACCTGTTGGGTCCTTTTTCTCAGGTACCTGAGCAACACCAAAAGTAACCATTGGGTCAAGAGCAAGTTGTAATCCTGACACAAAAGTTTCATTGTTAATATTAGCTCTGATGACGTCTTCTTTAAATAGACGACTATTATCAGATTCTAATTGTTGTATAATTTCCCAAGGGTTCATTATTTCTCCGATGATAAATCTTCACCATATCGACCACGGTCTCTATTACCGTCTCCGTTAAGTTCAGTATGATCTTGCTGAACTGCTTTGAAATCCTTTTCTTTAAGATGAGGATATCTTGTATAAGCAGGATGAGCAAATTCAGAATTAGATTCTAAATCGCTTTTCTTTTTGAAGATTCTATCCCAGCCTTCATCATATGCTTTAGTAGGTGATTTACTTGTTAAAGAATCGCCTGTTATGTCGTTTTTTGTTGCCATTGTTAAAACAGTTCCAGTTGAACAGGAGCATCCTTTCGAAAGAACATGCGATTATGTTCATCGAGCTCCAATGTAAATTTATCTCCAACTTTAAAAGGAGTCCTATCTATACGAACCATATAAGTATCGTCAGGTATCCCTTTATCGTTTAGCTTAAGTCCTTCTGCTCCGATGTCGAAGGTGTAATCGCAATATATCATTACTTTCCCATCCTAGATATTTCAGTTGCTTCTTTTTGATTAATAACAGGAACTGCATTTGATTTATGCATCGTGGCAATACCTTTTATTAATGTCCCAGTATATTTAGGAGATTCTTTCTTAGTTCCGGAACCACCACCTGTAACTTCCATGCTAGGATAATTAGGTGTTGCTCTACGATAAGATTGTTCTGGTTTGTAAGGTTTGAATTCCCTTGTGATTTTAGTTTTACCCAAACAGTAATTTATATATTCTTCAAGTGTACTATAACGAAGATCATGTAAATGATTGGCTTTTGCCCAACGATTGTGAGCAAGCCACTGTTCATGGTAAGATGCTAATTTAGCTTTGGTGAGTTTTACTTTACGCTTACGAGTATTAAGCGTTGACATTCCACGTACTAATCCCATAATATAAAATCCATTCAAAAAAGGTGTTCAGTGGTCGTTCCTTTGGCGTTCCGTTCCTACGCAGTATGTCGGTAGTTCAGGCGTTGCTCCCGGAATCAGTTCGTTACCGTCGTGGGTCCTAAATCTTGCGATCTCGCCGTCATGGCCTATCCCCACTGAACAATACAATTATAATCTATTGATATAAGAATGTCAATAGTTTATCTGTAATTATTTCTTTTTCCTCTTGCGTTGAATGCTTTGTTCTCCATAGCAAGTCTTTTTTGATGTCTTTTAATACCTTCAGCCTTTTTTCTTTTACGCTTTGCCGTTGGCTTTTCGTAAAATTCTCTTTTTCTTAGTTCTTTCAAAATACCTGCTTTTTCAATATTCTTTCTGAACTTTCTCAAGGCAACATCAAATGGCATTGCAGTTGGAGGACGTTTATCCTTAGGGTGACGTTTTCGTGGAGTCAGATCAACTGATGTTCCACGGATTTCGTTCTTATTATTATATCTCATATACCAACTATTATACTATACATTTAAGTAAATGTCAATAGTTTATGTAAATTATTTTTTACCGTCAAAATAGTCAGTAATCCATACAGCGGCGTACCATGCCGCAACTGGTATGACAAATAACATTATAATCGAGAAATGTAAATATGTCAACTATACTTGCCTGTGTTGACTAATTTGTCATAGGCTTTCTTGTCAACTAATCCTTCTGATAGGATTCTATCGCGATTTTCTAAATGAGCATCTTCGATCTCATCTTTTGATTGACCATGATATTCTACAGCATGACCTTCTGAAATTAAAATTTGTGTTAATGGTATCCATGCATCTGTCTTTGCACAATAACAATCAAAGTCTCCGAGGATACGACCGAACTTACCTTTCATGTCTTCTCCTCCTCTTCCGACAAACGTCTTGAGGACGGGATTCTTTCCAAGAAGTTCTTTAACTCTTTTCTTCGCTGCCAGGCCAAATAGTTTTTCAATCTTGTTACGCGTTCTAGACTCTGGTGTATCAATACCCATAATACGTACACGCTCGTCATAAAGCCAAATACCAAAGCCCAAGTCAATATCGACATCAACTGTATCTCCATCTACAAC